TGCATTGGCGCTCTGTACGATAACCAGTAACAACAATTTCATTCTTGGGTTTGGCGGCTCTGTCGGCACCGATTACTCCACCCATAATAGCACCTGCTGCTGCACCATTGTCTTTACCAGTGACAGCTTTACCAGCAAGACCGCCAATGATCATTCCAAGAATAGCTCCTCCTGCAGCATTACCTTGAGTATGTCTATTTCCATATACTGGAACTTCTACATTCTCACAATAGCGTTTTGACACCGGAACTGACTCATATACAGTTGTATAATGATCTTTAACCCGAGCATTCACCGTTTCATCAGCATAAACAGATGTACCCAGTGTAGCCAATACAGTAGTTAACAGAATCTTTTTCATCATGGTAACTTCCATTCAATCCTTTCTGAGATGGCATAGTCAACAGCTTGGAGATAGTCACGATCTTCTTCACTTAAAACTGACCAACACTTACGTACAGAATGATATAGATCCATTACATATAGTGCTTCTGCTAAATGTGCATTTTGTTCCATACAGCGTTGAAGTTCGTCCATGCGCTTCTTAATAATCTTATCATTTAGCTTTACCATAGTAGTATTCATCCCCGTCCTATTAATTACTTTAATATTATACACAAAATGTCATGGTATGTAAACCCCTATGTTGTAACTATTTCAACATTATCAGGTATTTTAAATTTTATGTTCTTATGCTTATGATGTAATACAAACTGGGTATCAGAAAACTCTTTAAACATATTTTGCCAGATAGGTCTCCAGTTATCCGACAATCTCATATTATTGGTATCACCTCTATCAGATGTAAGATAAAAGTCAGTACAGCTGCGCAAATTAAAATCGAATAAAGAATCAAAACCATATAAATGAATCTCTTCAGCCTTTAGTTTGTTTGCAGAATAGTGAACAGCCATATGTCCGCAATTAAAATCGGTGTAGCTTTTTGCATATTCTGGCTTTACTAAGTATGTATCACGTACCTGATTCATCCATCGAATTCTTAAATCAGGGTTGGTCTCAAGATATTTACTGGGTCTGAATCCAAGAATCCAATCACCAGGCACTTGAACACTTCCTTCATGCATAGCTCTCATCATTTTAAAATCAACTATGCAACTACCATACGTGCCGTGAACAGCAAAAGGCGGAAGATTACAAGTGATCTTAGTACCTTTACTATTCTGATTATACATCGGTGCGTTGTCGCCATTGCCGATTACGTGAACTACTCTACCCATTCATCAATTTCCTAATATGTTCCTTGCCTGCTCTGCCTGTCCAGTGATACACCAATGGATCTTTTGGCAACGTCTTATCTATATGCTGTAAACGAAGAACATTATAGCGATTAGGCACATCTTCAATAAACTGCATACGTTTTAGTGGTGAATTCATCATCATATGTAAGACTTCTTGATCACCTTGCATTGGAGCCGTTGCACAGGACATTTCCCAATCCATTAGGATAGATGGTGTTCCTTTGTATGCAACTACACCAGAATTGTGCCATGTACCACCACGTCGAGAGGTCCATGGTTTATCTATGACCATCGAAAGTTTTTGTTGCTGGACATGATTAAAAATACCAGATAGATCACCAAGTACTTCACAGTCAGTGTCTAGCCAGCATACTTGTTCTGCGAATTCAGAAGCAATTCTCATAGCCTTAGGTTTTTTAAACCAGCCTTGTTCATGTCCGCGGACGCTCTTGCGTATATCCGCGTACAAGCTCGTCTTCATACCAAAGTCCATAATCATCAGTGGAGTATCGTTGTGCTTGCGATAGGTGTCTACAAACCAAGGTAGCATCCATTCAGTAGATGCATCACAACCTGTTATGAATAGTTTAGATGATTTTGTAGTCATTATTAAATCCATGTTTTGCAAAACAGCCGTCAACTTTTTGAATAGTTGTAAATGTATCTCGTGACTGTACTGGCCAAGGGTAGTACTCCTGCAGCCAAGGGAAACGCTTTCTATGTAAAAATATGTCAGTTGGTCCGGCATCCATAAATGCTCGTTGTATAAAAGCTTTAGCTCCTACAGGCTTAATCATATAAGCATGAGCACCGGGAAAATACGGTTTAGAAGTAAGAGGATTAACCCCGAGTTTCATAGGTCTTTGGGCTTTGCCGTAGCTTGGTTGGCCGAGATTAATAGCGCGATCGAACTGCATAAAAACATTTGGCTGATCTATAAAGTATGCATCGTGCTCTAGTATCATATACTGTTCATTATCTTCTACACACTTTTCCCATAATGTAAAGTGAGAAAGAAATGCAGACACACAGTTTTCAAATCGAGAATAAACCTCTTTGAAATTGTCTACTGGAATACCTTTATCAGCAGCAATATTTACAGGATCCTGTGCTGGGGTAATTGCAGGAAATTTTTCTACCTCAATACCATACTTTGCAGCAGATCGAATACACCTTTCTGCTACTCTTACAGATTCAGGATTATCCATTATTGTTATGACAAAAGCTTTCATGTAGAGCTATCCAATAGTTATAGTGAAGTGGTAGAAATAAGACCCTGTACTTTAGTATAGTAGGGATATACAATCTGCAATTTACTAGGCATTAACTGTTTGCACATAATAGCATCGTTAGGCCATAGTCCATGTTCTGCTGTAAGTGCGATAAGCTTAGCTGCACCTTCTGGCTTAATAATATAGGCAGAGTTACCTGCAATACCTTGTGGTACTACATTTTTATCTATAGTTGGTGCTGATTGTATGCTATATGGTAAAGCCGCTTTTAGCTTTTTCTCAAGATCATTATGATAAGATCTTACTGCATCTTGATATACATTGGCCTTTCTTGTAGCTCCTACAGGGTGGCATAGTCCTAGAATATGTCCAGTAAAGCTATCTTTAATATCTTTATAATCAAACTTTCTTGTAAAAAAAGCATCATGCTCTAGAATCATAATTGGTTCACCAGAGTTATAACAATGTAGCCATAAGCTATAGTGACTCAGTGTGCAAGAAATACGTTTGTGCAAATCAGCAGTTTTATACGCAGATAGTTGCAGTCCAGTTTTTAAATCGTACCGGTTCTCTTCGTCTTTAGTGGGATACGTCCATCCGATGTTAGGTACTGTTGACTTACCAAACAGAGTAGTCATCGTAGACTGGAGTGTAAGAGGCACAACAGCTGGAAAAATAAAAGGCTGGACGTTTGACTCTGTATGACGAATAGACTGCATAATTTTTCGGGTTGCTACAGTAGATTCATGATCATTGATCATTGAAATAATATAGGCTTTCATTCTATCTTTTGTCCTCTCGCTTACTACCTGTAATGTCTGCGGCTGTATGTCCAGTGGCATTAAGCTTTTTATTTTTTCAAAGTCGTTCATTTTTCAATTAGCATAATAGTACTGTCTGGAATATACTCTCTTGAGCACTGGTTTGGGGTCCAATCAGTTTTCATTCTTACATCATAAAGCTCGTGTTTATACTGAGAAAACTCTGCAAGAAACCTCGCATAATCCTGCTTATTGTATAGGTCTGGTCGGGCAATGATCCATGGATGATTGTAATCACTAAAGTCCATAATATCAAAAGGCCACACATCCTCTACAAAGTACTTACCACCTTTTTTGAGAAAGGGAAATGTATGTTTAAAAGTAAGTCTGTTTGCTTCTGGCCAGTGAGCACCGTCATCAATAATAATATCGAATTCGACACCAGGCCATTTTTCTTTAATAAGATCTGTGCATGATGCATCTAGCGAGTCTGCTTGCAGCCAGTGTACTCGATCCTTTTTAAGAACCCTGATATTTTCTGCTGGCACTCTAACGAAAATATCAAGTCCATAAATCTGTGCATTCGGAAAGTACTCGCGTAGTGCAGCAGTGCTTTCACCTTTAAATACACCAATCTCCAGAATGTTAATCGGATCATGTCTGATTGCTTCAAAGTGAGGTTCATACACGTGATGATAAAAATGTTTTCTAGAACCTTTGTCGGTGTCAAATTTATCAAATATTTTGAGCAGTTCACTCATTTAGTAGTCTCCAGGTGTTGCGGGTAGGTCCGCTGTTAAAGTCATATCCAAACATATCTATATCAGCTTTATACCAATCTGCAATGATCTGTAGGGTCTTAGGAGTATAAAGATCCATATAGCTGCCTTTGTTTAATGCAGTTACATTGCGAGGTCTAGACATTTCCTTGAGCTGAAAATAATCACATAGATCTGCTTCGTAATTTTCATAGCTTATTATATCACACATCAGCTGGCCTTGTAAATCGGTAATATGATCTACAGCGGGATACCAACCACGAATAGCGCGATGCCACATAAATTCTTTATTACCCCAGCGATGCCGTTCTTCAAGAAATGCTTCAAATGAGCTAACATCTGCATATGATGCTGGTACCTTACGCTCTACCTCTATTACCTTTTTAGCAAAAAAATACCGTGAGACCACTCGATCCCACGGATTACGAATAACCGCGAATGCTTTATATTTTCCAGTATAAGAAGGATTTAAGTCTCTCCACCGAGCATGCTCTTCTCCGTGATGATCACCAAGTTGATTCATAACACTATGCAGGGTATTGGTATAAAGTGAATTTTTATGCAGTGTACTATTTGCAACTAAGATGTTATCTTTTAAATAAGGGGAATGGCGAATAGTCATTCCTGCATTTTTAGGAATATGGATAAAGATTCTCTTATTAATGATCATTCCAATAATTCTTTCTTACTGATGCATCTTCGATTAGTTCCTGTACGTTCTCTCCTCCGTTTGGGAGTTTGTCTTTTAAAAAGAAATGGACGAAGTGACACTGTTCAATCTTAGTATTCGCCGTGTATAATCCGTTCCATTTCCAGTCCATACGTTTAATGTTCATCTTTTCTTTACGGATCCAATAGTTCAATAATGTCTGGTCTGTCGACCATTTCCAAGGACCAATACCGTCAATAAAGTCTTTGAATTCTGCGCGCTGCAGGAATTGTTGAGGTGTTTGACCTTTTAAATATTTTGTAATAGATTTATTTAGTACCATTACACCCATATTCATAAACTCATAACCAAGATGATTAGGGTCGAAGTCTACGTCTTTGATAGCACCGTACTGCATCTTCGAGTAGCCCTGAATCTTTTTAACATACTGGGGCGTAAGTGGCATATCCCGTTCTACCACCGCACCAAAGCAAAAGCTATCACAATCAGCAAAAATGTCAGGAGCAGTTTTTCGAACGTATACATCAGCATCAATAATAGCGACTTGGTCATAGGACTCGAGATAAGAAAGCGCATTTTCTTTTTCATAGATTGGAAGAAATCCGCCATACTTTTCATAACTTTCTTTGCTTCGATTTGTAGCAAATACATCAGGTTTAATTTTTAGAATTGGCTGGCTTTGACAAATATATTCTGCACCAATCCGGTCTGCATACTCCTGAACACTTTTAGTACACGCATCATATAGCTTAGATTTTTTGCCTGTATAAACTTGATAGATTAGCTTCATGGTTTTTTGGCCTTTGGTTTAGTAGTACCAACTTCAGGATCAATGTAATGTTGAGCAGCAACAAATTTATTAGTATACCCATCAGAAAGTTTTCCGGATTTTGTCGATTTATACCAAGGTTGAAAGTGGTGTATTAACCCATCAATTGGTCCAAGTAATTTCTTTTCTGTGCACGCATGCATTAATTGCTTTGCACCGGATTTTTTAATAACATAACCAAGTGCAGCTAGATTTCTCTGTTTATCAGTCATACCAAAAGACCATAGATTTCTTTTAAGTAGAATATCTGGTAGCTCTCTGTAAAGCATACAGTCATGCTCAATAATAATCGATGGCTCTTTTACCATAGCCCAACATTTATAGTGCGAATAGCATATTGCCTTTTCTTCAGGAATCCATTCTCGTTCCCTTTTCTTTGTGTATCTTCTAACATCAGAGAATTTAATAAATCCAGGTAAATCTGTGGGGGTAACAGCATCTACCCTTTGGATATTATTATACCCTAATTGGTTCCAACTGTAAATAGATTTTTGCGAATAATATTCAGAAATTTCATTGCCTCGAATGACTATCTGATAGATGGGTATGTTCTTATCGATATTCATTTAAGTCAAACTCTGTGCCGTGCATTTTGTAAAGATCTCTCTCGTGGTTAGTGTATATAAGTACTTCAGGATCGTCAATCAAAAAGTCACATCCTTTACAGAAGTCTGGATAGTCACCGGTCTCGTGTTGCTTGCGAAGCTTATTGTATGCATCGCCGTACCAAATCTCTTCTAAAGTGTTTAAACCCATGTGACCCAATACCGCTTCATCGTCTCTGCCTAGCACTTGACAACACGGATGCACCGCACCTTTATTGCCACCAATACCACCGGCACGAATGACAACATCAGGACTAAATGGTCGGCCGCACGTTTTGACAGCACCGTCTCTACCATAATCTGGTTTATATACACCAGACCAATTGTGCATTTTCCAGATTTCGGTCTTAACACCAGCCCCATTTACAATCTTAAGATACTGTTCTTTTTCATACTCAATATCGTCATTGTCCAGGATAAGATGATAGGTCGACACGACACACTCGGAATTAGAAGTGGTAACATACTCTTGCATTTCATTTAGATTATTAATAACAAGGTTATAAAATGGGCTGTTCATCCACTCGCGATATTTTTCTTCGTTGTAACCCACGATGCTAAAACGAAAGAAATCTACGCCGGCATCAACAACGCCCTTCATAAAATCATCCTTCATAAGTCTGCCGTTAGAAAACATAAATGCCTTTGCACCATACTTTTTAACGATCTTAACATACTCTGCAAGGTCACGGTTTAGCGTAGGCTCACCAGACCCTTCAAGGTTTACTACATTTAATCCAGCCTCAGCACATTGTGCCACATATTTTTCAAAGTCATATAGTGACATTTTCTTTAGCCAGTTTTTACCGCGGGCGCCAGTACTGCCATCTTTATTGGTCTGGGGACACATCTGGCACGTGTAATTACACCCACCATTAATCTCAATAACTGCCCTATCAATTTTCACTTCGGAAGTATCCTTTTAATCTTTTTTTCTGTAGTTCAGAAAAGTATTTTGCTCGTTCTACTCTACGATCGAATTTATAAAAAAAGTGTAAGGAATGCTCCTCCACCTTTCTTACTTTATATATGAGCGCATCTGGAGTGTGGTAATTGGTAATAAGATCTTTGGTAAGAACAATCATCGGCTTACACATATTTTTAGCCACGTAATGCCACATACCTTCATAACAAAGACACACTTCAGCAGTTCTAATATGATAGAATACTTCTGATATAGGGGTTCGGTAATCTATTTCTACTATATTATATCCCTGTATTTGCAAGATAGATTTTACCTGGTCCCATTTTTCTTTTTCAAATGGTATTTTAAAGCTACGAGGATCTTGAGCGTTCCACACCGGCGTCCAAAGAACTATCTTGTCAGGTGTAGCAGTAGTATCTAAATCAGAGCGAAATGCCCAATCATTATACCTAAACTTTAATCTTTTAGGCTCGTCAATGAAAGCTCTTTCTCTTCCGAAGTTTCTATACCTATGATGATATAGCTCGCTGTCTTGAGAATTAAATACATGACTTATTTCTACATCAGCACCATACTTAAGATAAAAATTGTGTATGTATTTAAAACGTTCTATTATCGTTTCAGGATCTTCGAAATGGTACAGATAGTCTTTACCATGATACCATTTTAATATAAGATGTACCTTTTTCTGTAAATATAAGGATCTCATATAAGCAATATTCATTGCAACCATTAAGTCCCCTATCCCAGGTGTCATCTTAGCCTCGATAACATCCCTTCGATTCTCTTCTGTGACTTCTTGTTTAATCCTATTAAGATACGATAAATTTAATGGCATCAGAATACTTTTACAGAATATTTACTTTCAAAGTCTTGTGCATCCTGCTCATCATTTACAATAGGCATACCGCGAATATTAAGCGACGTGTTCAGCAGCATAGGAACACCAGTAAGCTCGTAGTATTCCTCTAAAATAGGTCGAATAACTGAAGAGCAGTTTTTCTTTACTACCTGTACCCTTGATGTACCATCAACGTGAATAACAGACTTATAGTCATGCAGTGCCTTAGAGGTGTACTGCATATATTCGTTCATTGGTCCTTCGAAATACTCATTAGCAAACTCTTCCAGGATTGCAGGTGCAAAGGGTCGAAAGAGCTGTCGGCGCTTAATTTGATTAACGGTATCTTTAATATCTCTTCGAGGGTCAGCAAGCAAGCTACGATTGCCAAGGGCACGAGGGCCAAACTCAGCACGACCATTTGCAACACCGCAATAGGAATTATCAACAAGATAATGTGCAACTTCTTTAGGATTAATGTCACTCTCAATATTGTGTCCAAGATAAGGCCCTTTAAAATTAATTCTGGTTTTATTATTCTGTCTTGCATAACTATACGCAGCAGCACCTAATGCACTACCAGCATCTGTTGGCGCAATAGGTATATGCATATCATCAAACATAGGACGAATCATAGAACACGCTACAATATTCTGAGCGCATCCACCTGTAAAAATAAGCTTACTACCAAACCTTCTACAGAAAAAAGCCCGCTCAATAATTACCTGTTCCGCAAGATACTGTACACTTGCAGCAAAGTCTTCGCGAGAGCATTTTTTAAAAATGTCAGTTAGAAAACTTCTATAATCATTTGCAGTACTACCACCACCTGTCTTCAATGACACACTCGGTAGGTTATTAAAAAAGTCCACCATTTCTTTGCCGTAAACAGGCTCACCATATGCTGCCATACCCATAACAATGTACTCTTCTTCGAGAATACGAAATCCTAATTCCTTAGTGGCATATCCGTAGAGATAGCCAAGGGATTTAGGAAGATACCATTGGTCTAGAATATTAAAGTTATGGTCGTACACAACCATTGCTTGTTCTTCACCGGCACCATCAAGTGAAAGAATAACAGTATCCTCGGTTGACTCCCATGGGCGTGTATAGAATCCATTAGCAGCATGTGATACGTGGTGCTCGATGTAATCGTCGTAATCTATAGATTCATAGATCGTATTAGTACTCATAGTAGATCTGTTACTATGTCCGCCTTTGTAGTGTGGGATAGAGTGACGGATCGAAGGATTTTCATAAAATGTAACGTGATCCGTGTCTCTGATCATGTCGTACATCACATCAGGAAGATTAGGATCGTTCTTAAATTTGCTGTATCTTTCCCCATGACTAGCGTATTCTATATTGCCTTGGTCATCTACAAATGCAAGACCTGCATCATGCATAAATTCAGAGTAGCCGCAGTATCTCATCGTACTTACCTTCCATGTGCACCAGCATCAGTATGCCAGGACACGTTTCCCCTTTGTGTTTGTTAATGTAGAACCAATACTGAGGGTTCAGAAAGTCTTTAAAAAGGTGGTTGGCTTTTAGTGCAGCTCTAACCCCAGGAAGCTCTACGTTGTCGAATAGTATATATCGGGGTTTTTCTTTTAGAATTTTACTAATGTCCCGGGACACGCTATCAAAGCTATGTCCACCATCGACAAATAGTAAATCAATATCACGATCTAATAGGGGAAGATCTATAAATCTAGATTTAGTAAAGTTAAACCGATTACCGTATTTCTCTTTTACAACCACAGACGCTTCTTGCGACCATGGACCATTGTCTAAGCTAGCAACATTTGCATTAGGAAAATACTCCAATAAACAAACTGTGGAATGTCCGGCAAACATTCCAATCTCAATAATTTCCTTAGCATCTACAATTTGAGATACGTCTTCCCACATATCTCTAATAGATAAAAGGTCAGGGTCAAGATAACCCCAACCTTGACCCTTTACCTCTGGATTTGGTTTTAATAGAAAAGAAGTGTCTATTTGTCTTAGCATTTGTTCTCCAAAATCTGCTCAGCAATTACCATAGCTTCACCCCAACCTTCTTTAAATCGGTTACTCTTATAACTATGCTCAACAAATGTTTTAAGACCTGAGATAGAACTATCTATATCAGTATTTAGATTGCAAGCCAATTCTTCCCACTGACTACGAAGATTTAGAATTTCAAATACACTCATACTTATTATCCTACAACATATTCATAAACTTCTTTCCAGTTCCTCATAAGTGGAATACCGTCATAGTGCATATTGTGACCGTGTTCAATAAGAATAGAGTCCAGTCCAATATCAATACCAAGTTCTGCGTTCTCTACTTTATCTTCGATCCATACATCGTATGAGAAAGCATACGGTTCAAGAGCTTCATCTTTATCCGCTCCTGTATCACAGAAGACAAACTTTTCAAATACAGTCTCGCCAAACAATTTCTTGAGGTTTTGTTCACGAAGTATCTGTGCATTACGATCAAGCGAAAGAGAAGTAATCACGTGAAATACATAGCCATGCTCTTCATGTAGTTTGCGAACATAATGAATAGCATCCCGCAAAGGAGGAAGGAACCCAATTGCAGCAGACTCATTAAACATTTTAATTAGCTCACGTTTCTTTTTTTCTGAAATTCCATAGCGAGTACCCATGTCATATTCACTAGAGATCAAAGAAAGATCTTCTTCATAACCATGGCTTTTCATCCATACGTTAAAAGCATATTCCCAGTTCAAAAGTACACCATCGACATCAGTCAAAATTCTCATAATATTCTCCTTTAATTATAGTGTATTCTACTTCATTTTGCGTTTGTTGTAAATACCTTTTTCCAGATTTTCGTATATTTTTTCCGGTTTTCCAGTGCAACCAGCTATAGAAACAATGGTCAGGGTCTCTTCGTATAAGATGATCAATAAGCCAACATATGTTCCATTGGCCATTTCTTTTCCAGTCGTAATTCCTAGCAGAGAAGGTCTGGTTAGCCTCTCCACCAAGAATTACATTCAATAACACAGATAGAGCAATACCTACTCTAAGAAGATACCGGCACGTTCGTATCATCAACCATCTCATCTGCGATAACCCTCTTAAGCTTTCTTGTAATCATTTGATTCCAAGCATCTCTTTCGTCATAATGTAATCACGAACGAATCCTGAACGGACAATATCTTTCCATGTGAATTCAATAACCTCGAACTTAGCCATATCTTCTACGATGCGCATGAATGTCAAGATGCCATTCTTCTCGTCTTCTTTATTGAAATCGGACTGGTAATAATCACCAGACATAATCATACGACAGTTGTTACCAACACGGGTTGCTACTGTATCAAGCTCATGGAAGTTCAAGTTCTGCATTTCATCTACAAGGATAATAGCATTGTGGTATGATGTACCACGAAGGAATGACGTAGGTTCGAATACAACTTTACCAGCAGCTTCCAGTTTTGACCAAGCTTCTTTATTGCCAAAGATCTCAGCCATAAGTTGCTGATATGGTTTTTTGTATGGATCAAGTTTCTCTTCCATGCCGGGAAGAAAACCAATATCACGTGAAGGTACAATTGAGCGAACAATAACAAGTTGTTCATATGGAGTTTCTTTATCAAGTACTGATTCTAGTGCAAAGCGAATACCCATATAAGTTTTACCAGTACCAGCTGAACCAGACAATACAAGGTGCGTATCATCACGTTTCCAATCACCATGCGCTTTTGCTTGATTTTCAGTAAGAGGATTAAAGGGAGTTAGATTCTCAACTCGAATAGAGTTAGATTTATATGATCTATTTTCAGACATTTATGGTGTTACCCTTTCCTGAGCCCTTTTTAACTTTGTTTTTTAGCAGATCCTTGAACCCGTCCGGTACTTTTAGATCTCGGTTTCCTGACACGCTGCTTACTATCTTTGGTGCTGACAGTACGTGTTTTAGGTTTTGTTGTTCGTCCAGCATTATCTGCAGTTCCTTCCAACTGCACACTACGTCGTGTCTTTGTCGTGTTTTTAGATCTTCTAAGGTGTATGTTGGCATGCGTTTTCTTCCATTTAAGCCATTCTTCGTCGACATTGTATCTATGCACCGTGGTCCAGCGCTTGGATAAACTTGACCATAGTTGTATATATTGTTTACCAGACTCGGATTCTATAAGACGCAGATGAGTACCGGCCGTTTTACTTCTAGGCTTTTTAAACTCAAGCTCCTCAAGTATCTTATAGCTCGCTTGCGAGAAAAACGCCTGTTGGTCTCCAGCCGTCGCAGTCTTTTTCTTGGATATAGTTTTCGATCGCGTTGTCTTTTTCTCTGACGTAGGCGTAGATTTCGTCTTCGAGGGCATGTGCTTCTATCTCCCAAGGTCTGTCTTGATATTTAACATCTGAAGAAGTGAAGTGATTCCTACCGAATCCGATTCGGCAAGGGCCAGATAAATAACGCATGCGACGAGTAGAAAACTGAGCAACATGAATGAGTTCATGACATAATACCTTTATTAGTTGACCAATCGATTGTACCCCAGAATAGCTCAATCGTACATCATAAATTTTAGGGGAACGTGAATCATCTTCGACCGACATATCTCCCCACAATAATTTGTTCTTGTATAAGTCTTTTTTAATTATAATAGTAATTTCTAAGCTATTCTTCATACGAGTAGATACAAGATAATCCAGAGCGTGGCTAGCAGCACTCCGGATCATATCTTGTTGTACCTTTGATAAAGGATAACCTATAAAGTCTATCTGCACGATTCAATCATCTCTACTGCAAGAGGATACGAGTCCATTGCCTGAATCTTTTGCTCAAGCTCTTCTTGAACCATGACCTGGATAAGAGTAAGAGCCATGTTCATCTTACCGGGTGACCAGCCGCGAGACACCTCACGAAACTCTTCATATGTTCCAACCTCCCAAATAATGTCACACATATCAACTTGTTCTTTTGTAAGATTATCTAACTTCATATTCTTATCCTTTCAAAATTGCTTTGAGGTTGTAAGCGAATTCTACATCAACAAACTCTACCCAAACGTAACGAGGAGTATCTGGATCAGTAGAAGTTTGAACCAAACCCTTTTTCTTGAGATCAGCAAGGTTACCACGCTCTTCGCTAGTGAAGTCCATAAGGGCAAGAGGAAAACCATCGACGTTATTATAGTTTTCATAATCTGCTTCTTTGATCATCTTGATGTAGAGAGCAGCTGATTTAGCGGTAAGGTCTGAAAATGATTTTGTCATCGTGTATCTCCATTTGATATAACCATACTACAAGATTTCAAATCAAATGTAAACGGCCTATTTTAATTATTTTGATAATAATTATGTAGAGCGATGGAAGCAAGGTTCTTAGATTTGCTTTCTACCATAATATCTGCATGTGGCAAGAATGACAATGCCCAGTCGTTGACTGCAGAGTTCCACATGAAGTCGCTGTGTGCACGTAGCTTGGCTTTTTTGTAACCAGATTCTAAGAGTGATTGCATATCTGGACGTACATCAGTGGGAAAATCTACAAGACAATTTTCACGGCTAACAGAGTAATGTATAGCAGGACGTACACCACGCCATGAATCGATTACGCGAGAATATCTATCGTCTGAGGGTTGTATGTATTCTCCTGTACGGATCCAGTGATGGTGTATGTCGAGTACAAGTGCGCAGTGGTCTGCAAGCTCGAGGCTTGCGTCAAGACCCCACGAGTTTTCGTCGTTCTCGATGGTGATTGTGTTAAGACATTCTTGGGATAGGCGGGGTAGTACTGCCAAGATGCCGGCTGGACCTTGCTTGCCAGATATATGTACGTTGCACTTAAAGTCCTGGAATGTACGACCGTATCCCATCCAACGTATAACATCTGTGTGATACTCCATCTCTCTGATACTGTTCTCTACAACATGTGGCTTATCACTAGCAAGAACAGTGAAGTTACCGGGATGCATAGATAGTCTTACATCAAGAGCTCTTGCAGTGTCACCGGCAAGACCAAATGCACGTGCACAATAATCTTGAACGTCAGGCTTCTGCCAGAAATAAGACCAATTAGATTCTGTATAAACGGGAAGAAGATCCGAGCTTAAGCGTACCATACGAAGACCTTCTGGTAAGCTGCCAACATACTCTATGAGCCGTAGTACTGCACCTGTATTATGTACCATGATATCCCAGAGGCGTTGCTCTGCAACCTCTACAGTCTGATTGCTAAGCCACAGACGTGTGGTACTACGTGCATTAAGAGGACGTTGGATCTCTTCTAGTAGACTCTTCTTCTGAGTCTGATCTGGATGCATGTATTTGCATGCGAAGCCAATACGTTGTGTCATAGTATACTATCCCTTCCTAAATAACTCTTCTTTATTATACCAACTTCTGCAGCTTTGTAAACCCCCTATTTTACCCTTGGAATCCATATTTGTTAAAAAGAATATCAAGTACATCATCGATAGTGTGAATGATGAACATTTGATGCCTCTTAAGGTTAGTGTGTAATACCACCATATATCATTTCAAATTAAATGTAAACGCCCTAAATGAAAAAAATCGGAGATATTTCTATCCCCGACTCTTTCCTGAGTTATGCTGCTTCTTTTAAGGTTTCTTCGATTTCAACAATATGATCGTCTAGGTATGCCTTTTTAGTTAGTACCTTTCGTAATCGATCTGTTTTGCCTTGTTTTCTATATCTTGCTGCTGCCCATTCTAAGTTACGTGAGTCTTTTTTTAAGCGGTCAATAGTTGCTGAAACCATATTTCTGTTCTCCCAAGAAAAAAGGTGCATCGTCCAAAGACGTGCACCTTTTATTGCTTATTGTTTATTATTGTTAGGGTTGGGGTTGGGTATCGTCATAAAAGTTCGGGGAATGCCTCCTGTGCTATTTTAACGGTAAGTCCTTTTACTGGCAGCTTTTTATTGATCATAGCGCATACCAGCTCTGCATCCTTGGGATGGATTGACTCTACAATCCCAAGAAAGATCTTTTCTCGTTTAATTGCTGGCATTTTACTACCAGAGCCGCCTTTAACGACGTAACGAAAATCTTTATTTTTTCTGAGTAGTGTTGAGGGTGTACTATGAGCCTCACACGCAGTGTAAGGTACTTCACCTTTAGGGAGTAACCACTCGATGTTAGGATCAAGTGCACCCTTAAGCACGTCTTTGAGCGCCCAAGATTCATGTTTTTTTAGTACGTCAATTTTCTCTTTACGAGTCTCTGCCTTTTCAAACAGTTCAAAGACCTCAAAGACATCCAATGTTCTAGCCATATTAAAAGAATTCCTCTACTACTTCAACCAACAAGCGAGCCCGCTTTGAGATAAGATATGGGAGCACCTTACTACGAGCAGGAACTTCTTGCTGTTCAAACTTATTTATAATTTCTTGTTTTACAGAATCGGGACATTCTGACTCTTCTGTAAGAATAATCATCTTTTTATTACGAAGATAGTTACGGTACACTACTTCACCAAGTGCATGTGGATCTTCTAAAAGTGATTCTTTCTTCTTCTTAGATAGTACGTTCTGACGCTTACCTTCTACAAGGAACGTATCATCGTCAGATAGTACATTTGGCACACCATCACCAGAGCAACCTTTTAGGATGTGTTCCATCTGATAGAGACGCGGGTTATCTGCCTTGATAAACTTCTTAGTAACTGGAGAAAACTGCTCCACGTTGTCAAACTTTTGTAGTTGCTTAAAGTCATGGTCAGCAGACACGATCATAACCTTTTCATAGTTACCAAATTCCTGTGTCCACTTAGTGATCTCTGCAATGGCATCATCTGCCTCACATCCCCACTGGTGGATAACCTTCCAAGGCATATTAGCTTTGATCTCATCAAGAACCATATTGATGTTTTTAAATGCCATGTTCCAATCGATCTTGGACTCTTCACGGTTAGACTTACGTTTACCCTTGTACTCAGGATAAACGTCTTTGCGCCAGTTACCACCAGCATCTGCTACGATAACCATATCGCCATAGTCCCTGAACTTCTGGCGGTACATACGCACAGAGTTTAGGATCATGTGACGAATAAGGTTCTCATCATCATATTTGGCCTGTCCCATTACAATAGGTGCAATGGCAATGCCGCTGAAGTCAAGTAGAATCATAATATACTCCTGTTAATTTAAAACTATTATACGTCATCTAGTAGGTAATGTAAACCCTTAACATGATTTCTATGGATTCTACAGTTAACTATTCCGTTATAGTATTGATCATCTAGCAATACATGTCTATCAAATTGGCATTTGGCTTCGAGGTAACCAAGCTCACCTTTCGATCTGCCGAAATATAATATCTCACGATGAAAGTTCTGCTCTCCTTGTTCGAGGAGCAGTTGCTTGACGAGATCGCTGGATCCATAGTACTTCTTCCAGTCGGATTCGACAATCGATCTTCTTTTACGGGTTTTGCCTTTGAGTGGGGGTAAGGTCTTTTTTGACCAGAATTGCTTCTTGCCCACATACATCTTACTATTGGATTTATCCGTAATAACATATACGAACCCTACCCACTCTTTTAGTTCTTCTTCAGATGGCTTGTAAAGTTTATCTTTATAATACCACATTGTTTAACGTCCATTCAATTACACGTAAGATTGCTTTTACGTTGTTATCTATAGACGTTATTCGTCGCTATCTTCTTCTCCGTCAATAAATGCATGGCCAGATTCTTGCCCACACATAGAACAAAATAGTGGTTCTTCTCTTTCGTTAATTACCACGACTCGGGTTTCCGAGCCGCAGTAATCACATTCGCAGTTATATTCAGCTACTCTCATTATGCCTCGCAACTGACGCAGGTCATGATATCGCGTACAAATTCTTGCGCGGGGTTTGAGGAACGTTGGTAATAGAATGTCTTCACGCCCAATCTCCATCCTTCGATAATTAATGCGTTAATATCTTTGATCGGAGCAGTATGTGGAATCATAAGGTTTAAACTCTGGCTTTGATCTATATATGTTTGTCGAGCAGCTGCTTGTTGTACTACATTCAGAGGAGAGATTTCAGAGAATGTTTTAAACACATTACGTTCATTCTCAGTCAAGAAGTCTAGATGTTGCACCGATCCTTTGTGGATAAGAATATCATCCCATGTATCATCATCGTTCTTACCGTGTGCTTCCAATACTTCTGTAAGCCAAGGGTTCTTGTATGTGAAGACTCCTTTGGCAAGATCTTTTACAAAGTAGTTAGATGCAAGTGGTTCAATCGATGGTGATACTTGGCCGAGGATAAAGCTAGAAGATGTGGTAGGTGCAATAGCGCAACGAGTAAGGTTACGCTCGCCGTATCCTTTCATACCTTCTGGCTCACCGTAGATATCAGCCATTTCTTTCGATGCTGCAAGGGAACGTTGATCGATGAATTCGCTGATCTCTTCAGTAAGCTCAAGTGCTTCGAATGATTCAAACGGCATCATCTTAGAATGTAGCAGAGAATGCCAACCAAGCTGACCGATTCCAAGAGCGCGCCAATGCTTAGCAAAGTTGTGCGCGGTCTCCATAAAGCGGACGCCTTTAGTCTTCTTGATATACTCTTCCATGACAGCATCAAGGAAGTAAGTCATTATCTCTACTGCGTCAGTGTTTTTCCATTCGTCCCATGTAACAAGATTCATAGACGACAGGTTACAAACAAATGTCCAATCTTTGCTAGAAGGTAGTGCAATCTCAGAACAAAGATTCGATGCCCAGATAGGATAGTTGTGATCCTTAAGCACTTTAGGTTTGTTGTTGTTAACAGTGTCACTAAAGAACAGATAGGGATAACCAGTCTCTTTACGCTTACGTAGCACCTTTGCCCAAGTCTCACGCTTCTCTTGATTACCAGTAATCATATCCTCCATCCACTCGTCAGAGATAGTAACTCCAATAGAGATGTTTTGAATAGGTGCACCTGGCTCACGAATCTCTAGAAACTCATGTACATCAGGATGATCGATGTTAAGATAAGCAGCAAACGCGCCTCGTCTGACTGATCCCTGGCTAATAACATCAGTGCTAGTATCGTAGAGCCGCATATAATGAACAGGACCATCTGCTTTACCTCCACCACGAATGGATGTCCCGCGTGGGCGAAGATCTCCGAAGTAACCACTCGTACCAGCACCAAGCTTGGTTTGTACGCCTACCTCTGATACCTTTTGCAGGATCTCTTCAATTGAATCGTCTACCTTTACCCCATTACAGGAGATAGGCAAACCCCGATTAGCACCAAAGTTGGACCAAACGGGTGAAGACAGACTGTAGTAGCCTGCCAACATATACTTATTGAACTTCTTGGCGAAGCCAGGTTTGTTCAAAATCTTCTCTGCCGCAAGCGCGATCTCTGAGATGCGGTCTTCTGCAGACACACCTTCTTCTAGATAACCACGAGACAAAAATGTACGTGAGTCTTCGTTAAGCCAATTAAATGTCATTATATACTCCTATTAAAATAAATCTTCTGCTGATACGCCTTGGCCACGAGCGTAATCAACTGGGCGTCCATGGAAAAAGTCTACCATGTTTGAACCGTATAGACCTTCGTCAAACCACTTAGTTAGTTTAAGCTTCTCTTTGTCGTAGGTAATCTCGTGATCGAATCCGATCTGTTCAAGACTATCTACCATTCTTTTCTTGATGAATTCGATGAGGATGTCACTGGAAAGACCAAGCTCTTCATAGTCACCCATGATCCAGCGAATTACTTCGCTCTCGTATCCAATAGCATCTTTGATCTCTTCTGCAATGCGTGCTTCCAGCTCTTCATCGAATAGCTCTGGGTACTCTTCACGCATCGTGTTGATAAGCTTAATACCACACTGTGCGTGCAGCATCTCTTCATTGCGGGTGTACTTGACCTGCTGTGCTGTGTCCTTGAGAATAGCTTTGTTCTTATTCATGTGGAGGATAATATAGAACTGCGAAAACAGCGAAACATTCTCAACAAAAAGAGTAAACAACGTGATTGCATAGATGTACTGCTTGCGCTCATCTTTGTATACGCCTTTGCTGTACTTACGTAGATAGTCTACGCGGCCAGCAATAATAGGATTCTCTAGATTGCGCTCAAAGATGTCTGTAAGACCAAGAACGTCAAGCAGCTTCTCGTACGCCATGTTGTGGATAACTTCAGAGTTACCCATAGCATAACCAAGATCACGCAAGGATGGATGCGGGAGGTTGTCACCAAGATTTGCCCAGAAGGTCTTAACAGCTACTTCAATCTGGCCAATAGCAGAAAGAGCACGCACAAGCACTTCGCGCTCTTGTGGCGTCATCTCACTTTTAAATTGTGAATAATCCGAAGTAAAATTAAACTCATCAGGTGTCCAGAAGCCGCTCCAGATGGCATCCATAAATTCTTTTGTCCAGGGATAAAGATCTGGCTTACGTGAGATTTGTTCTTCGAATAGCATATATTACTCCACAATGCATACAACACAAGCCATTGACCCATATGGTCAGGCTTTCTGTTTTATAGGTTAGTTAATTATCTTTATTGGTAGTATTATATATGAAAAGCTAAAGCTTGTAAACAGCATATATGGTATGTTTTAAACATTTTTTTACCATATATGCTATTTTTTTTCAGGCTCTGGTGTTACAGCCTTTTCATAATAGACTATGACTTCTTTTTGTTGCCCGATGTATCTTTGAAGATCGGCAATGTTTAATGCTAAGTTTTCATAGTCCCGCATCGATAGTGCAACGTATGCTACTTCACCGTATGTCTTTTTAAAGTTTTCAAGAAATTCTTCTAGATTGTCTTCTGTGACTACCCAAACACGAGTGTCATTCAGCTGTATCGGTTTCGGTCGTGCTACTGTCGGGATCGAGGTTTGTTCCACTCTCGTCACCACTTTTACTTCCGTCTCCGGTTTCATCCCGACTCCGCAGCCACTCAGGAAGAGGCCTAATGTCAGGATTGCCGGTGTCTTCCATAAAGTTCCGCCATAGTTTTGCAGTTGCACCATTCATCTTTCCTTCCAGCTTATAAGAGTCTCTCAGAGCATCCTGTACAAGGTTCAATCGAGAAAACTTGGATCTTAGTTCATCTGTATATGCTTCAGCGGCTTGTAGATCACTCTGAAGCTTCTTGTTAAGTTTATTCGTCTTTTCAACAGTTGCTTTCATTGTCTCGAGACTTGCCGTAGCGGTTTCTAGTGCTACTTCTAACTTTACATTATTTTCTCTTAGCGTAGCAATAGTTGCTTGCGTTGAGGTGTAATAGAAATATACACCAGTAGAAATTGATCCTACCATAGCAAGAATAAAAAGTGCAATATAGATCTTAACCATTGTCTTCCATATACTTTCTGAATCGTTTTAGTACAATAGGATGCTTATCTTTACGGCGGCGGCGATCTGTAATATTATGTGCTTTAAAACGTGGTCCCATAGCTGTCTTCGCAGGATTCGGAATAGAAGAAGTGTTTACCGAGGGCGCGCCTTCAGCTTCTTCTTTAAGACAATCTTTACATTCGGGTTTCATCGTAGTAGCTCCAGTGATGTTACATAGACCTTTTGTTTCGATCTCATGTGTGTTGCTTCGTAAATATTTATACCAAACATCTCACCAATAGGCATACACTCTTCACCAACTAAGACTTTTTCATTTGGTAAGAATGTAATATCAACCTTGTGTGCTTCTTTCTCATGGCGTAGTTTGTACACACCAGGACTAAGCTGTCCGCTTTCTAGCACAAACCAGTTGCTTTCTTCTGCAAGTAAATCTGTTGGATCGATACCAGCATCGCTTAGTGATTTAAGAATCTTTTTCTCTGACACAGAGTAATTCTCTTTAATTAAAAATAGTGCTGCAGCATAGGATGCCAGACGACTGCTGCCGCCTGGTGCTTTCGCCATTAGTCGCTTTACATTAAATACAAGCCTGTGAAACGGCGTATAGTAATTGTTATAATTGCTGCGGTCTTCTGTAGTGTTAAAAGAAAAGTCTTTATTCTTTTTACCATTCTCATCAATAATGCCTACTTCATAGGCTTTGGTCTTGTCAAACGGAGTGACAAGCAATGTAAGAAACCTAAAAGTGTATACTAAATCACCAGCTTGTTTAATTAATCCCATTATAACCTCTTTAAGTTTCCTGTAATGTTTCGGTCAGCTTCTATATCATCAAGCTGACCAGGTCTTATATAATTAAGATATACTAGAAAAGGCTTTATTACAGCCCAATGCTTATTTTCTAGCTTTAGTCCTAGCATTCGTATAGCAGCATAGTTACCGAACACATTGAAAATAACAATTGTATGATTTAATATCAAGCGTTCTGATAGATTACCTGTTTCCAAATATCTATTCACCAAACGCTTGATGTATTTAAATCGTTTTAAATCATTATAAAATTCTTCAGGATCGATCTTACCCTTTGGAGAGTAATAATGTTTCGCTGCAAACCTTACCAGATCTTCTTCCAGTAAATCATGATTCATGCAATTATCTTTTCATTAATGACGATACTTCATCCAATAGTTTTTTCTTAGATAGTCTACGGTCAAGTTCTACTTCTAGATTATCCCGTGCAAACTCTTCCAATTGGGCCTTAGACATAGAAGCAAGATCTTCATCTACCTCATTCTCGACAACAGGCTCAGGTGCTGGTACGGGGGCTGGCTCTTCTACTGCCACACCGTAGAACTCATCTAATTGATCTTGACTGTGACGAGTAGCTTTTAGAAGCTCGTTGGTTTTAGGATGATGCCATCCCTTCAATGAAGGGACAGCGTTTTTTTGAAATGCAGGAGCTTGGATAGCCATTAATTATTTCCCTGTTTTTGGAGCGGTTTTATCGCCTTGGGCATTATCATTAGAACGCATAGGTGCTTTCTTACCAGATGCACGAATAGCATCGAACGTCTTCTTATCTACCATTGGTTCATTCACTGCGTCTGGCATAGGTGTAGTGCGTGCCAGTTCTTTCTTTGCAGAAGGTGAAAGACCTTCGCCGCTCTGAGAACCATTGTTCATGTTGCCGTGATCTTTAGCTTCTTTTGTGAGTTTATCAGTTGCCTTTGCAATACCTTTACCGCGCTTGAAAGCTTTATTCCATGAGCCTTTTGGTTTTAAAGGATCTCTAGCACCTAATGTGTATGCATTATTAGCCATATCATCAGCAGCTTTTTTAACATATGAACCAAGAGTCTTTTTGCTCAATTCGTCGAGCTCTTCGCCCGCTTCGCTTAATCCAGGCTTTGCTTTACGATACGCTTCGCCTTCGCCTGCTTTTAGACGACGGTCTCTCTCAGTTTTCATTTCAGATTTACTGTAACGACCATGTGGTACGCCAGTATTCATATGCCACTTGAGACGACCATGCGACATTTTTGCAACGTCTTCGCCAAGCACTTCAACACCTTCGCCCACATACTTACCTTCATTGGTCTGTACTTCAACCTCGGTATTTTTACCTTTAATAGCTTTAGAAACTGCCTTACGACGCTTGTGGAGATATTCATCTGACTTATCTACATCGCCATCATTGTCAATGTCTTTGTCTTTACGATCTTTGTGCTTGCCTTTTAGCTCTTTAGGATCAACTGGATCCATCGCTTCTTTTTTAGGTTTGCCGTATGACGCTTCTTGAACTTGGTTCCAAGCGCGCGCCATGCTTTTGATATCTTCGATCTTCATTTTATTTCCTTACATTAGTATGTTGGTGGCAATTGCGCCTGCCATTGAAATTATAGCTACCCAAAATAGCTTATTAATAGTATTTACTGTTGTAGCATTTTGCGTTACTAAACGTTCAAGATCATCAAGTTTCGCAGAAAACTTATTCATACGGTCGTACTGTACGGAGTATTTCTGTTCCATATTTACAAGTTTTTCTTCTGCTCTTGCTATAGTAATCATGGCATCTGAAAGTTTATCAATCTTAGCTTCAATTCGGTCTAGTCTTTGATCATCTGCCATGT